TTGCTTGCATTAACTGCACTCAACAATTGCAATTTGTTGCTATCAAAGCCAGAAACACCCAAAAACTTGGTGCGATTGCCAGAAAGTGGCTTTCTCAAGAACAATGATTCACCTGATGAATCAAAAATGTATTCAAAAATTGTTTCATCAATGTAATTGAAGTTGAGATCATCATAATTTGTGTATCCAGCAGCAAAAATTACATCTTCATTGCTGTTGATGGCAAGATAAAACTTTTCATGCTTGTATTTGTAGCAAATGCGAGCATACTTCTCATCAAGCATTTCAAAGTTAAAAAATGATTGATCTGGCACAGGCATTGTATCCAGTGTAAGCAGCCTGTGCGATGTGGCTACATTGAAATCAAAAGTAAATGTCTCTCTTTGATTATCAAAATACAAATATTTGGTATTTGCATTTTGTGTTGCATCAATTGATAGTCCAAGCTGTGTGCTTATGATTGAGCCAGGCTTTTTTTGCAGAGATCTTAACTCGAAAACATCATCAAGTTTTAATTCATCAGATAATACCAAAGCACTGTAGTTGTTCATGGCAACATCTCTTGCACTCAACATGAAATTGTGCATGAAAATGTTGATGCCTTGCTGATTATTGCTTGTGTTGCCTTTGAATTTAAAATCAACATCATCATGATAAGTGCAACTTGCACTAGTCATGTGTGTCGAATAATTGAATACCTGCATATGAGTATTTAACTCATTGCATTAGTATTTGATGCATGGAAGTAATGCAATGTTGCGTGTCCTTGTTTATGCATTTATGAGCTGAATATTACTCTCTGCTTTATCCAACTCGCTCCCACATATACACTGTTATATAAGGCTGAAGGTTGTTGTGTGCCTGTCCGCCTCCAGTGTAATTCGTGAGGTTCGAGTTGGTGTAGTTCGATGTGCCTTCACCGGAGTCCTGAGCACTGCCGCCACCTTGATGGTTGTTGGGGTTGTATGGCAGTTGGTGGCGATGTGGAGGAATTTCAGCCTCAGTGAGAACATGTGTCTTGGCACCACCAGTTACGTCGAGCCCATTGAAGTCGCTATCAGCTGCATTGTATCCAACTAAGACGCGACCTTCAGCGTAACGTTCCCATGTACCAAAACCGAGTATTGATGATAATGATGGGTTGCCGCTCTGGCGTGTAATGAAAATCTCACCAACTGGATAGGTACGCTCCATGATGTACAACCAGATATCTTCTAAATCTGTACCAGTAACTGTATCAACATACTGCTTAGTTGCAGCATCAAGTGCATTGATAGGATTGCCAGTGAGTTCCAAATAACCAGTCATTGTGCCACCTGTTTTGCTTAAGAATCCTGCTGTATCAACATACTGCTTAGTTGCAGCATCAAGTGCATTGATGGGATTGCCGGTGAGTGTCAAATGACCAGTCATTGTGTCACCTGATTTATTCACTTTGATATTGTATAATTCAGGCAAAATAATGCTGCTGATGGATGTATATAATGTTGTAAACTTTACTTTTTTGGTGTATCCATCACCGCCAATTTGATCAACAACAAAAACATCGCCATTGTAAAGCAATGAAGCTGGTGGGAGTTGAGAAATGTTGACTTGTTGTGCTTGCTGGGCCATATGTGTATTTATGCATCAAGAGGTGAGACGTGGAACGATGGAATACTGGAAAAATCGTGTAGTAATTGGCAAGCCGCTGCGTGTAGTAAGTTCTGTACCCACTGTTTTCATGTCATCATTTTCAACAACAACAGGCAGTTCATTCTTGCTCAAATACAAATTAAAAGCATTGCCTTGTGCATCATTTGCAATAGCAAAAACATCATGTGAAGTAACAGGCATCAACTGCGTTGACAAGATGTTGAGCTCTTTAATGGTGTTGTAATATGAATCTTTGGTTAGATTGAATACAATTTTGTGTGTGCCAGTAAAGCTTGATGTATATTGCAAAACAAACAAAGCAGTTAACGTTGTAACAAATGAGGATGTTTGCTTGACATAAGTATGATTTATGTTCTGAGAGATGCTCATTACTTTGCCCGATTCAGCAATTTCAATGGCACCTGCTGAACCAAGAGTATTGTGCAAATTTAATGCATCTTCATATGTTGAACCATCACCAAAATCACCAACAATGTGCAAAACAGGATCTGTTTCTTCTTGAATCTGATACAGGTTGAAATTGATGGGTGTAATGCCTTTGATTAAATAAGGACCATACACATTTACATAATTAGCAACAGGTGCTGCAGCAGATAGGTTGATGTTTAAAGTTGCGTTCATTAGTTGAAGAATAGAGCACCATTTTGTACATTGAGTGATGCATTGGCTGTAGACAACACATCAATGGTTGAGAATGTTGACAAAGCATTTACAAAGTTGTAAGTGAATGGCAAATCATCAGGTGCAAACACACCCATGAGATTATCATCAAATACAACTGCATCACCCACCAGATTAAACCATGCAGCAAAAACATATGACATGTTGTTGAGATCATATCCAGTCCATGACAATGCATATTTGTCATTTTGCTGTGCATATGAAATATTTGCATTTCCATAACGCACAATGTTGACGCCGCTTAGTGGATTTGTAAACAAAGTGGATAGTGTTGCAACATCTGCATTTGCAGGGAATTTCTTTTCAAATGCATTTGTTTTTACATTGTATCTGTAAATGGTTGGGTAAATGCATTTTGCATTGGAAGCACTCAATGCATTTTCAAGCAACGTTGTTTTAAATGTCCAAACATCATTTGTATGCTCAACAAAAAAGCTGTTGGAGCATTGCTCACCTGCATTGATTGTAATGGCGCTGTTGAATGTGCCTGTTTTGACGAAATTGCCCATTTCATCCATTTCAATTTTATCAAACACAACATAGTGAGGAGTTTTGATGATGATGGTGCTGTAAATGAGATTGAAATTTTCAACATCTGTTGAATATATTTCATTCTTAACTGCTGTTGGATATTTGAAGAAGGTTGCAGACAAAGCAGATGAAAGTGGCATCACCTGATTTTGAATGATGTTTTTTACAAGAATGCTGCCAATTTTAGCTTTGATTTGCTCAATTGTTTCAATGCCAAGCTGCGCGCTTGCAGCAACAATGGTAGTACATTCAGGATTCACTACTCCAATGTAATTGTCAAGTGATTCAGAATAATCATAATCAGCAACAGTGTAGCAATCATTGTTGAAATAATTGCTGTCAAACACTTGATATGCATTGCTGGAAAGTGCAGGCGCAACAACAGTTGCTGTCAAAGCAGCCATGTTTTTGCCTGGCACAAGCACATTGATTGCACTCAAACCTGCATCACACAAAATTGCATAATACACCTTGGAGTTTGCATTCCATGCAACAGAATCTGATGGTACATCCGGCAAAATAGAATTATCAGCTGCAACAAAAAAGCCACCATCTCTAATGGAGCAAATGTAATTGGCATTGATGTTTGCACATGCAAAATATGGTGAATATTCTCTAAAGTAGAGTGTATATTTGCTGCCTGTAAGTGAAAACATCCCTGCACTTGCAAATGTATATCCAGTGGAGAATGTGCCACCACCTGGCGGCATTTTATCAATGGTCTTTGCTGTCAGTCCTGTTCTGATGGATCCAAAATAATCATCATCTACTGTTGCATAGTCAAAATTAAAACCTTGCTCAACATCATTGAATACATGCCCATCAATGGTGATGCATCTAGAATTAATAGTGTTAACGTTGTTGATGTTTTGATTGTATCGCTTGATGTCTTTGAGCAATCCAAATTCATTGCCATATACATCTTGTTTGTATTGTGTAAAAACACCTTCATCAAAAACACGCTGCAAATGTGCATCAAATGCTGATGCATTGTGTATTTCAGCATTAACATACAAAGGCTCAGAAAAGTATGCAAAGAAATTTTGCAAATACTCACTGCTCTTGATGTATCCATGAGCAAGTCCTGCATCAAGCTTTTTAACATTGCCTGAATAATCAATTGCATATTGCAGCGGATATGGCAAATTGCTGTAATAAAAACTGGTTACATTGCCATAAATGTCTGGATCTGGAAATACATAGACATGATTAGGCTTCAAACTGTCTTGTTTTACATAATAAGTTTTGTTTGGAGCAGCAAACTGCAAAACACCCATTTTGTCTGGACGGAAAAACAATCCCAACTGTTGTGCTGTCTTGAGTTGATCTTCTGGAACAGTTGCTGTAGTAACAAATCGCTTGTTGACAAGATTGCCACATGCATTTTCAGCTTTAAAAAGTGTGCCTGATACAAACTGACTCTGTGAATTGGTGGAAAGGTAGTAAAAGTCGGTACCAATGTATTTTTGCACCAATTTGCGCTTGAGTGCATAAGTGGAAGACAATGCTTGTGTGTCTGCATTGAGCAACTCAGCAATGGGATTGATTTCACAATTGAAATCAAACAGAGTCTTCTCAATGAAGCGTTGTGGATTGATGACTAGTCCTGCGCCAATTTCTTTGAGATAAAAAGGTGTTGCAAAAATGTCTGCAAGAACAGCATTGCTAAAACCGAGAAACAATTGTGCAGAAATTGCATTTACATTGCTTGTAAAATATTTGCGGCGCAATTCATTTGTAATTTGCAAATCATCAGCTGATGCAGATGGATCCAAATCAAAATAATTGCTGTATGTATCAAAATATTCAACTACATCAATTTGAAGTGTTTGCGCAACTTGTTGCAAATCTACGTTGATTGCACCTTCATCTTCTGCTGCATACAAATAATCAATGATGTTTTGAAAAACAGCCTTTTCAATGGATGTTGTTGATCCTTTGATGCGCACTTCTTGCGCTCTATTTTTTATTGTTTCACGCTTTTTAGCATAAAACAAGCAAATGTCTTTGAGTTTTTGAGCGTAAAATGGAATAGCAATGGCAAGATCAGATGCATCATCATAATCTAGATTGCTGAGAAATCGCTTCTCATCAATGGTTGTAAAATTGATGGCAATGTCTTTGAGCAGATCTACATATCGCTGTCTAATTTCATTGGTTTGAACAGCAGGTGTTTCATTGGTTTGCAAATACCATTGCTGCAAATAATTGTTGTAACCTTGTGTAAACTGCTCTGGTGTTGCTACTTGCTTGGAATATTTGAGATATTCAAAGAAAGAGAATGGCTGAAAGTTGTCCAGAGTGTTAGCTGCACCAACATTTGCGTTGGTTATTGAGTAGTCAACTGTTGCAGACCCAAAGTTGAAATTGTTAGATGCCATCACAGTTATTTAAACGAGTGGCGCAGAAATGTAAATCATTTTATCTATCATACCAGGAATTGCTGGCATTATGCTCAAAAGCATGTTGAAGGGCTGCTTCAGCAATTTCCATTTCCTCAAAAGTTACATCTTCTGTAATATCCACTTCATCAGTATGTTCATCTCCAGGTTTATAAATTCCAGTTACCTCAATGTCTTCAACTTCTGGCCAACGACTTCCGATGTATCCGTTTGATGCACTTGGACGCTCCTCTTCAACGGTGTATGTGACTTCACCTTCAACTACATACTCGCCTTGTCTGCCAGGAAACTGCACAGTTACATCCTCACCCTTCCAAGTGCGTTGAGAGTGTACAAAATCATCGTCATCATAACGATCATATTCTTCCTCCTGCTCTGCAGCAGAAGCAGAATGATCGTACTGCTCAACGTTTTCTTCACGCTTTTGCTTCTCTTTGGCTTCATTGTATACAACTCGATTGTAGAGCTTACTAAAATTCATAATGCTATTTAATATTCACCAACTGCTATTTTTGACATGGTTCTGTACAGCTGCATCACATATTTAGCCTGCTTTTCATACTTGCGGCACATTTTTTCAGCAGGTGAACTGTAGTATTTGGTATCAGGTGCAACTTCTTTTTCTCTCCACTTCATGACATTGTATTGATTCCAATGCATCATTTCATGCATGATGCTGATGAATAACTGCTTCTGCTTTTTATCATCATCTGTACATTCAATTACTCTGTTGCACAGCACAACTTCGTCTTCAAATGCATAATACCCATAATTTACATCATCTTTTTTGTCTATTCGCAAAGCAATGTAGTGGTGTTTAACTGGCGAAGAATCACAATCAAAATGAACATTGTAAAATGCTGTGTATGCAGCACCAAATGTTACGCAATCAAAATTACATTCATCAAGAATTTTCTTGGCTATGCCTAGTGGATAAAAATGAAATACTTTCATAGCTTTTGCAGATGGGCATAAATAAACAGTCCATTGTATTTACTATGAGCTTCCCCACATTCAAAACATTTTTTGAGACTACTGCAACTGATCCTACCATTAACAATGCAGTCAATGGATATGGCGATGGCAATGCTGCAGGCAAAATGAGAACCAGCCGCATAACTGGCACCAGCAAAAACCCAAATTTGCTTGCTCAAAGCTCCATCAACACTCAAACTGCAACCAAAAACAACAAGATTGACAAAGTTGCAAATAATCCTGCTGCCCAAGAAGTTTTGAATGATCTTGATTTGCAGGAAATTCAAAACACACACGGCATTGATTTGAATCAAATGCAAAATGATCAGCCCAAGCAAGTCAATGCAAAAATTAATGCAGCAGTTGTAAAGTCTGTTGATGCAACAGGCAAGCCAATTTACAAATTGATTCACTACAAGCCAATTCAGCAATGAGTTATTATTCCGGAGCATATCAAGCACCAACATGCGGCGTCTTTTACACAGGTGCCAACAATGGAAATTTTGATTGTCAAGTCAATGTCAACAACTTGAACAACAATGCTTCTGAACGTGAAACCATTTCCAATTCTATTCAAGAAGCCATCAATCGTTTTGGATCCACTGTTGCATACTATGTAAATACATACAATGTATCTGCTGCAAACAACATTTATGGTGAAGATCCAACCAGCACGTTCTTTGGACCAACCAATGTGGTGATGTACATCAAATTGTCTGAAAATTCAGTTACATTGCGCAGATTTGGCTTTGATAGTGGTGATGACATTACAGCATATGTGCACATTAGTTCATATTATGCAACTTTTGCACCATTGAGTGTGTATCCTGCATTGCAACAAGCCATTGAGCCAAAAGCTGGAGATGTTTTCCAGATGGTTCAGTATGGTGCAACCAGACCTGGTGATCGCAATGGCAAATTCTTTGAAATTACTGAAAGGGTTGATCAAGAAATGGATGACCCAAGCATGAATCCATTGGGCGGCCATTACATGTGGAAATTGCGTGCTCGTCGTCTTGACTTCAGCTTTGAGCCAGGATTATCTGGTGAAAGAGGTGCTGCACAGGTGTTTGACAATGCTCTCAATGGCATTATGCCTGGAGGTACACAAGAACCATCCCCTGACAAATCATATCCAGGCAGCGCTGATGCAGAAAGCCTCAATATTTTTGATCAGAGCATAAACAATACAAGTGTTTATGGAGAATATGGATACAACCCTTGATTTTTGTTTAAAAGATGTTATTATTTGATAGATGATTACATTTGATGAAGCAAATCACAAGTATTACAATGAATTTGGCGTTGAATACATAAGTGTTACGACATTCCTAAATACATTAAAGAAGCCTTTTGATACTGAAAAGCATGCTGCACGTGTTGCTGAAAAGAACAACACCACACCTGATGCAATCAAAGCAACATGGAAGGCATTGACTGTTGAGGCTCAAGAAAAAGGCAAGGCTTTTCACAAAGCCATGGAAGATTACATCAAATATGGAGAAATTGATGCTCAATATTCGGATCTCATCAAGAGTCTCAACAAGGCTAGTGAAGGTTTCAAAGCCAACAAAAAGACAGCAGAAGGTTTGCTGTGGAATGATGAGTCACAAATTGCAGGAACAGCAGACTTGGTGCTGGAAAATGATGATGATTTCTTCATCTTGGACTTCAAAACCAACAAAAAGTTCACTTTTATGAATGCTTTTGGTGAAAAATTACTTGCACCTCTCGACTTCTTAGATTATTGTGAGTTTACAATTTACTCTTTACAATTGTCCTTGTATGCTTACATGAAGCAAAAGCTCACTGGAAAGCACTGCAAGGGGTTGAAAGTGTTATACCTAACAGTAAATACATTCAACAACACCAGATATTGGAGAGAAATTCCCATCATCTATTGCAAAGACACCATTGAAAAATTAATACAACATCGCAAAGCATCTCTATCTACACAGCATGCAAATACATGACACTGCAAATAGTCGGTTCTCCAAACCCAAAGTTGAAGAGTTTTGGAGAATGGTTGAAGGAGTTAAATGGGAAGAAGGCCGTAGTGCTGAAACCGTTAAACTAGATCTCATGAAAATCATGACACCTTCATGTGCTGAAACTAACAAACGCATTGCTTATTTTTATGCACTACATTTGGTTGATGCTTTCAAAAAATGGCAGCATACAATGGGTGATGAAGAAAAGTATGATATGATTGATCTTGAATTTGCTGCAAGCAATGCACTTGGTGGTGGCAAATTTAATTATAATCAGTTCATTACTTCACCACAATATCTTGCAGCAGAAGTTAGCAATGTATCCATTGATGATAACTTCATGAAGTGCTTGCCAACTGATGATGATTATTACTATCTCAACTAAAAACAACAACCAACAATAAAAAAAGAGCGGCATTTCTGCCGCTCTTTTTGTTTTCAATGTTCTCTTTTACTCTCAGTCAAAGATTGATTTGCCAGGAGTGAGGGAGCTGTTGACTTTCATGCTGCCCTTGCTTGTAAGAGTCTTGCCCTTGTCACCAAGTGGCTTTGGCTCTGCTTCAAGATCAACCTTGACGGATGCATCAGCTTTGCCGCCGGTCTTGCCTGTTACTGTGCCGCCAACTTTCATCTTGCCTTTGCCCATGAGATCATGGCCTTTGTTGCCAAGTGGCTTTGGAGATGGCTCAACTACAACGCTTTCTGGAAATGCACCTTCATCTTCGTCTTCATCATCAGCAAGTTCATCGCCGAGATCAGCACCAAGGTCTTCTGCACCCAATTCTTCATCAGTCATTTCATCTTCCAGGCCGCCTTCAAGCTGACCCATGAGTGCATCATGAAGCTTCTGTGCAAGTTCACGTGGAAGAGAAATTGTGATTTCTGTTTCATCACCCATGTCATCAGAAACATCAACATCAAGAGCTTCAAGATCTTGGTTTTCAGTGTCCATGTCAGATGGGTTATCCATCACTTCTTCGTAGAGAGTATCAAAAAGAGATTTTTGTGTCATACCGGTATTTAGGGCCACTGCCTGTGCTTTTTCAACTCCTAAAGAAAATTTTTGAGGCTCAAACAAATTATTTTTCTTGCCCTTCTTGGAGTCCAGTGCTGGCACAAAGCCTGATGCATTGACTGGACCGCCTTTCTTTTCCACATCCATGGTTTCAGCACCCATGGTTGGTTTTTTAATTTTCATTGTTGGTAATGGTTTACCGCCTTTGCCGCCTTTGAGTTTGATTTTGACTGTAGATTTGCGTTGCATAGCATTATTTAGGGCTGCAATAAATAAAAGCACTATGGCAAATAAAAAAGGTGACTATTATCTCAACAACCCATCTCTGCCCACCAGCAGAGCAGAGTTTGAATATACACCAGAAATGTTGAAAGACATCAAAAAATGCGAGCAAAACTTGCTATTTTTTGCTGAAAATTATTTTTACATCATTGATCCTGATGAAGGTAGAACAATTATCAAGCTTTACAAGTATCAAAAAGATGCTTTGAGAATGCTGCGAGACAACAGATACAACTTGCTGCTCGCAAGCCGACAAATTGGTAAAACTACATTGCTGACCATTTATGCATTGTGGATTGCATGCTTCAATGAAGATCAAAACATCATGATTGTGGCTAACAAAGAAAGCACAGCCATTGAAATCTTCCGAAGAGTGCGTCTAGCATATGAGCAATTGCCCAACTGGCTCAAACCTGGTGTGGATGAATATGGCAAAACCAGCATGACACTCAACAATGGTTCCAGAATTGGCATTTCCACAACAACAGGCAGTGCTGCACGTGGTACTTCTTTGAATGTGTTGATTCTTGATGAGTTGGCTTTCATTGATCCACCTTCCATCATGGAAGACTTCTGGCGTTCAGTATGGCCTACCATTTCTCGTTCCAAAAAATCCAAAGTTCTCATTGCTTCTACTCCCAAAGGCACAGACAACTTGTTTTATCAATTGTATGATGGCTCTGTAAAAGGTGACAATGGCTTTGCCAGCATGACCATCAAATGGGATGCTGTGCCTGGTCGTGACGAAAAATGGAAAAAGGAACAAATCAAGCAGATTGGCAGTGTTGAATCATTCCTTCAAGAATATGAATGCGAATTTTTGCAAAGTGGTGAATCTTCCATTGATGTGGAGACATTTGAACGTCTCAAGCAAAATTGTTCTGTTGCACCTTATTCGTTGGATGATGGCAAATACATGATTTGGCAGCAGCCCAAAGCAGACAGATTATACATTGTGGGTGTTGACGTGGCTGAAGGTGTAGGACAGAACTATTCTGTTGTACAAATCCTTGACATAACTGATTTAACCAACATTGAACAAGTTGCGGTGTATAGAGACAATGCAATTGCACCTGCTCAATTCACAACAAAACTATATGAAGTACTGCAGCAATGGGGCAATCCATTGGTGCTCATTGAAAGAAACAACTGCGGTGCTCAAGTTGTTGACAATTTGCGCAACATTCATCAGTATGAGAACATTGTGAGCTATGGTGCTGAACTAGCAGGCCGCAAAAAGGACTTTTTGGGTGTTGTTGCTCATACCAACACCAAGCAGCGAGGTGTTCTCAACATGAGATATTGGGTGAATGTACTCAATTGTGTTCGTTTCAATCACATGCAGACCATCATTGAGCTCAAAGACTTTGTGCGCAAAGCCAATGGCACATGGAGTGCGCGAGGCAATGGCACAGATGACTGTGTCATGAGTCTCATTTGGGCACTTGTGGTGCTGGACAATGATCCACAGTTTGGCATTTGCAGCCAGTATTTTGAAATTGTTGACTTGGATGAAAATAGCAAACCAAGAAGCATCAAAGCCATGGATTATGGGCTCAAATACTTTACAGCCAACAACAAAAAAATTGATATGTTTGGCAACATGCTGGAGGCATCTAAATATCAAGATGCAGCTACTTTGCCAATTCTGTTTGGAGCCACTGGACAACAAGGTGAAGACTTGGCTGACTTAGAATTGCAAGGCTGGAAAATTTTATGAACGACATTAGACAGGCACCATTCAACAAAGCACGCGTTGACAAGTTTACACTGGTTGTAAATTTGCCACCTGCTTTGAAAGGCATCAACAGCAAATTTGAACGCAACAACAAAACAGTGAATTTGGATGCATTGCAATTTTCTGTGTATGGAACCATCATTCCTGACATTGTTGTGCCTGCAATTGAAACTCGTTTTGGAGGCAGCACCATTTATGTATCATCTCACAACAGACCATCATTTCCTGCTGTGAGCATCAACTTCACCATTGACAATGAATTCAACAATTACTGGTACATTTATCAGTGGCTCAACTTGATGCGTGATGAAAAGGAAGGTGTGTTTGGCATTGTAAATGGCCGCGGCCTTGCTGAATCCAATGCTGCTCTCAAGCAATATTCCACCACTTT